AAAAAAAAAGAGAGGGAGATCGAATCCCCCTCTCCTATCATAATATTACTTCTTATTCCAGATTCCCCATAGTACCCATACGGCAATTAAGCCCATGATACCTTGAGTTCCGAGTGTTGCCAACATACCTGAAACGTTGTCAACAACGCTCAAGCCCTCAGGCATAAACGGCATATTGCCGAGCCCAAGTACTTCAAGTACAATAGCAAGTGCAGCTAAGCTGACACCTAGATCTGCTAGGCCTGCAGCCCAACTTCTTACTTTTGTAAGCATTTCCATGAGAAACCTCCTGTTTTGTTTCATGGTAAAGATTATTTATTAAATTTTTTCTTTTTAAATGAAAAAAAAATACATTTAGGGGGTTTACAATATCCTTTTTTTATGACATAATAGTACAGTAACAATTAGGAGATATTATGAAATATTATATCGATCTTGATATTGCTTGGGATTGCCCAAAAGAGGAATTAGAACACTTGGTTGAAAAACATCGGATGACTATTGCAATTTGCAAAGATCCCTGTGGTCCAGGTGGTGGTAATCCAATCTATAGGTTCTATTCACGTTATAAGAACCGTATCAAAAATTTCCTATATCATGATTATTGTATGGGGGATAAAGAACATGCAGATTGGTTTGCTACACACATTGTCGAGCGAGTATAAACGCGGTTAAGCCTGCAAACGACGTTAAACTAAGACGCAGGTGGGTATGAAGAGCCCTCAGAAGGAATCTTCAAAGGGAATGGTCCGTTCGTCCTTGTAAAAAATTAAGGAACGCGAAGAAAGAGTCAGACTGAAAAGTCTGGCTCTTTTTTTATATAAATAGAAAGGTAAATTTTTTATTCAATGGGTTAGCTGATGTTAAGATTTAGACAGTATCTTATGGAGAAAGGTATGCTATTCAAAGTTAAACTGACCGCTGGTGAACTTTTAAAACCAGGTCGAGAGGGTCGGGGAGACACTTTGATAGCAAAGCTCCAAGATAATGATCCTTTCATTCTTTCTAACGGTCAACAAGTTACCATCCGTTCGAACGACGAACAAATCAAAGCAATAAGACGATATTTAGATAATAGAGATCGCAAAAGCCTAAATGACCTTAAGTTTGCTGGCACAGATGGTGGCAATTATAAATTATCTGACTTTGCTAAGACTGCAGAATTTGGTGGTAAACCGTCTGGATACTCAGTAAGAGGGGAGGACGAAGCACTGACTGCTTTCAGAAAAGAATTACAGAAAGCTTTTGATGAAGATACCGTACCTTACATCTTTATTCAAATTGGTAGAAAAATCGAAAAGGTTGCCAACATCGAATCAACCCCAGGCACCCCTAAATCAGATTTCCATATGGAAGACGAAAATGGTAATGAGGTCTTTTGGCTTTCGCATAAAGTTGGGAGAAGAGCAAACGACTTCCAGCAGTATGGAGGTATGCCAGAGCTTAAGGGTGAGAATTCTAAAGACATGGAAAGCTTTGTTGATGCGGTTAAGGAAGAATTAAAAACGCTAGGTGCAACCCGCCGATTCCCAATGAAAACAGCCTTTGCAAGAAAAGTTAAAGATCAAAATATTAAATTGAAAACTTTATTTGGTAAAGAATACAAAGCTGGGGAAGGGGGAACATCCCGCCAAAATATTGATGTACTTTATCAAGGGCCTATGAAATTAAAGAAATTAAGATATAAGGGTAAAATACCCGTTTATACAATCACGTCAAATCATACTATTTTACACGGCAAAGTAGGCACGGGAGATTACGAGCCCTACTATTATGTAAGACCAGAACAGGCAAAAAATCAGTTTGGTATTGGCGGTGCAAGATTTTTCATTGTAGCAAAGACTACAGCTCTTAAGAACAGAAATACAAAGGAGATATAAATGATAAGTGGACTCTACAACAGATCTTTACTTTTTGCTAAACTAGCAGCTATAGCATACCAAGACGAAATTAGTTCGGAAGAATTAAAAGAATTAGGATTTACAGATAAAGAATTTTATAATCGTGATGGTGCACAGGCTTGGAGATTTGAGAATGATACAGATATTGTTATTGCATGTCGTGGTACACAACCAAATCAATGGAATGATCTCAAAGCCGATCTCAGAGCTACACCAGTCAGAGCAGAAACAATTAGTAGAGTTCATAAAGGCTTTAAAACAGAGGTAGATGATCTCTGGCCAATGGTACTAGAAGATCTAAAAGAAACCAAAAAGACTCTTTGGTTCTGTGGTCATTCACTTGGTGCAGCAATGGCTACAATCATGGCAGGACGTTGTTACTATGATGATAGGTTACCAGATCCTGAACAACTTTATACGTTTGGATCACCTCGTGTTGGTTGGGGTAGATATGTAAGAGAATTTAAAACAAAACATATTCGCTGGGTAAACAATAACGATATTGTTACACGTGTCCCATTTGCTATTATGGGTTACAGACATGATGGTGAAGAACATTATATGAATGCCTACGGAAAAGTACGTCCATTGACTGGATGGCAAAGAGTAAAAGATAGATTCCGTGGTATGTGGATGGGTATTAAAAAAGGTAAGATTGATAACTTTGGTGATCATAGTATGAGTGAATATATTAAAAATTTAGAGAATCATATTAAGGAAAATAGTTAATGCCTCGATTGGCCCCATCACAATATCTTGAACACCAGGGAATACAAATTGCAGCTGGTAATGTGCTTCATACAACGTCAGTGCATAAATTCGGTGCTGTACCTGCTATGTCTCAGAACCAATCTGGTACAATTTGGGACGTGAATGACACACTTTATCCTTGGTCAGCTTTCTCTTCTGCAGCAGTTATTAATGTTGAAAGAAACAATGTCGCTGATGAAGGTAAACAAATTACCATACAAGGTCTAGATGCAAATTATAATTTAGTTGAAGATACTGTTACTATTGCTGGAGCTGATACCCTATCTACACAAACTTTTATTAGAGTATTCCGTGCTTTTAAAAGCGCTGGAACAACAAATGTTGGAGATATTGATCTTGAATATGGTGCCGCTGGCGGAACAACTGTAGCAAGAATTAATGCCGGTAAAGGTCAGACACTTATGGCGATTTATACAGTTCCAGCTGGATATACAGCATTTCTCCTACAAGGAACAGCGACTTGTCAAGATGGTGCTGATGCAACTGGTGATATGTTTGTAAGATATTTTGGCCAAGACGCATTCAGAACAGGTCATAGTTTTGAAGTTTCTGGTGATGGTGGTCAATATTTTTATCCTTTTGCAGTACCAATTAGAATTCCAGCAAAAAGTGATATTGATGTTCGAGCATCAGTAAGATCAAACAATGCTAGACTAACAGCTGCCTTTGATATGATATTAGTAAAAGATTAATGGGTTTACTTTTAATTAGAAACATGGTATAATACAAGTATGGAAAACTTCAAGAACTATATTACTGAACAAAAGAATACCCATATGACCCACATTGAAGATAAGGTCATATATGGTGGAGTGAATGGTACACGTCAGGCTATCAATGCATTACGTGAATTAAGAGATATGTTAGGAGGTAAACATGCAGGTTCTGTTTCTGTTAAGTGGGATGGTGCACCTGCTATCTTCGCTGGTACTGATCCTCGTGATGGTAAATTTTTCGTTGCAAAGAAAGGTATTTTTAACAAATCTCCCAAGGTCTACAAGACACCAGCAGATGTTGATGCTGATACTTCTGGGGATTTGGCTGATAAGCTTAAGCTCGCACTTAAGCACTTACCCGAACTTGGTATAAAGGGAGTAATACAGGGTGACTTCTTGTACGGTCCAGGAGACGTTAAAACATCTAAAATCGGCGGTGAATCATATCTTACATTCCACCCCAATACAATTGTTTACGCAGTTCCATCAGGAAGTGAAGCTGCGAAAGAGATTAAATCGGCGAAACTGGGGATTGTGTGGCACACAACGTACAGAGGACGAACATTCGAAACAATGAGAGCATCATATGGTGTAGATGTTTCAAAGATGCGTAAGTCTAGAAACGTTTGGTCACAAGATGCTATGTTACGTGATATGACAAGTTATACTATGTCAAAACAAGAGACAGACGAAGTGAATACATACTTGAGTGAAGCTGGAAAGATATTCAATAAGATTTCTAGTTCTACACTCAAGCAACTAGAATCGAATCCAATGTTAGCACAACATGTAGAACAACATTCAAATAGTTATGTACGTGCTGGTGCACTTCCACCTGATCCAACAAAAAGAGTAGAAGCACTTATCAAGTTTATTAAAGACAAGTACCAGAAAGAGATTGATAAAAGATCCACTGAAGCAGGTAAAGGCGCACAACAGAAAAAACTAGATACTATTCTAGAATTTTTCTCAGAAGATAATAAAAATAATTTAAAATTAATGTTTGAATTACAGAAAAATATAGTTTTAGCAAAATTAAAACTTATAAATACATTGAATAAACTATCAAATGTGAAGACTTTTGTTAAGACAACTAAAGGTTACAGGAGTACAGGCCCTGAAGGTTATGTAGCAATTGATAAGCTTGGTGGTGATGCGGTAAAGATTGTTGACAGAATGGAATTCTCGTACAACAACTTTTCGCCTGATATTTTAAAGGGATGGGATAAACCGGGAAGAAACTAATGGCAGAGAAATTAGGTTTTAAGCATTTTATGACAGTCAACTATCGCCCAGGCGAAGATGACTTAACTAACTATAGAGCACACAAAAGACGTCGTGGACAAGGCGCCGGAAGTGATGCTGAATATTCCTCAACAAATTCCCCAGAAGAAACTGACGAAGCTCTAACCCCTTCTCAGAGACTTGCACGTGGTAGACAAGCACGTAGGATTAAGTCTAAACTAAAAATGGGTAGAGCAAGAGCAGCTCGTAGAATTGCATCAATGGCAGTTCTAAAGAGACGTGCACGTAAATCAGCACGTAAGGCACTTTATAAGAAAATCGTCAGAGGTATCCCAAAAGCAGAACTATCACCAGCACGCAAACAAGAAATTGAAAAGCGTCTCGAGAAACCAGCTTTCCAGGCTAGAATTTCTAGAATCGCTAAGAAGACTTTGAAAGATGTACGTAAGAAAGAATTAGAACGAAAGCGTAAGTGATGATCGGTTCATTCCGCCAGTATCTGGTCGAAGAAGAAAAGGTCGTTTATTTTTCCTTTGGAAGAATGAACCCACCTACTATTGGCCACGGTAAATTATTAGATAAGTTAGCAGCATCTGCAGGACGTAATCCATATCGAATGTACGTATCACAATCTGTTGACCCTAAAAAGAATCCACTAGAATATAGATCCAAAGTTAAATTTATTCGTAAGATGTTTCCGAAACATGCACGGAACGTTCTCCTGAATAATAAAGTAAAGAATGCAATGGAAGTTGCATCAGCACTATATGATGAAGGTTACCGTAAGATCGTAATGGTTGTTGGTAGCGATCGTATGAGAGAATTTGATGTTCTTCTCAATAAGTATAACGGTCAAAAAGGTAGACATGGTTTCTACAACTTTATGGATATTAAAGTTATTTCTGCTGGTGATCGTGATCCAGATGCAGAAGGTGCTACAGGTATGTCTGCATCTAAAATGCGTACAGCAGCATCTGATAATGACTTTACAGCATTCTCACAAGGTCTACCTAAGAACTTCTCTAATTCAGATTCAAAAGCACTCTTCAATGCTGTACGTAAAGGTATGGGTCTAAAAGAACAAACTGAATTCAAGAAACATGTACAACTTGAACCAGTATCAGAAATTAGAGAAAGCTATATTGATGGTAAACTCTTTGAAGAAGGTGATCAGGTAGTTATTCTAGAGACTGGTCAAGTTGGTAAGATTAAACGTCTAGGATCAAATTATGTTATTATTGAAGCTGAAGAGAATATGTATCGTAAGTGGCTGGACGATGTAGAAAAAGTTGATGGATATAAAATTGAATATGATACAGCAGAATTCAGTATGCCAAAACCACTACAAGAAGAAATGAAAGATTCTTGGGGTGAGACAGAAGGTGCAAATAAGTGGAAGAAAGCTACACCAGGTCAATCAGAATCACAACACCCTAATATTTGGGATAACATACGTAAACGTAGAGCAAAAGGTTTACCACCACGTAAGCCTGGTGAAAAGGGTTATCCAAAGACATTAGATCTACCTGAAGCTGGACCATGTTGGCCTGGATATAAACAGGTTGGTACAAAGATGAAGAATGGTAAAGAAGTTCCTAACTGTGTACCAGAATCAACTGTAAACGAAAAGATTGATGTTAGACAAGATCCAGATATTGATGAGCTTCCAGGTTCACAACCAGCTACATTTCAAAAAGGTATTAAATCAAAATCTACAAAGGCAGCACGTCATCGTCATTTCCAGAGAATGACAAAGAGACGTGATGATGATCCAAGTGCTTATAAAGATGCACCAGGTGATAAGGCAGCACGTAAAAAAGGTACTAAGCCATCACAATACACAAAGAAATTTAAGCAGATGTATGGTGAACAGCAAGATCCAGTAGATGTAGCCAAACAAAGAATTGATAGAGAAAAAGCAGCTGATGCACGTCGTCATGATAGTATGCTAGATCGTGCACGTACAAAAGCAACAAAAATGAAAAATAGAGATACGAAGCCAAATGTATAATTTTAAGACATATCTCAAAGAGAACGCTGAAGCAGCTCTTAAAACAAAAGCTGATAAAAGTGGTTTCTCTTTAAGTATTCTTCGTAAGGTTTATAAAAGAGGTGTAGCAGCTTGGAAGGTTGGTCATAAACCAGGAACTACACCACAACAATGGGGTATGGCACGTGTGAACAGTTTTATTACTGGTGGTCGTACAAGAGTTAAAGGTGACCCTGATTTATGGGCACAGCAAAAGGGGAAAATCAGGAAATGAAAACATTTGATAAATTAAGAGAACAGCTTGATGCTTCATTATATGAAATGGAGATGCTCACTCATAAAAAGAAAATAGCAGCTGCTCAATCAGTGTTAGACAAGGCAAAAGCTGCACACTCGAAAGCATCTGATACTCATTTCAAGCTCTCTGATGCAGCAAGAAAAAAACATGGTAAAGATAGCCCACAAGAAAGGGCTCATGTCAACATGGCAAAGATGCACAAACGAGCCGCACAAGGCGACTTTGGTGGATCTCATGGAGCTGCTACTGTGCGTCATGGAAACAGTTATGACTTCCATGGCAAGCACGTTCCTGAAAAACATGTTGACCACGCAGAAAAGCTACACAATAATATGGTTGATGCACATCATAAACTGCAAGCTGCTAAGAAAGCAAGTCCATTACACAAAGCTAAGTCTGCTATTCATAAATTTGCAAAGAAGGTCGGTATAAAAGAAGCAAATATAGATGAGATTTCAGACTGGGAACTAAAAGAGGAAAATCAAGAAATGAAAAGCTTTAAACAACTCCGCGAAAGTAAAATCGCACTGTCTGGATCGAGAGCTGCTTATGCATCAATGTATGAAGACATATATAAAGAACGAGAAAACAGAGCGAATGATCATGATGAAGCAGCACATTTCCATCATACTCTTACAGATGATGATGCGCATGTTACTCATGAACACGGTCCTGTGAATAAAGACGCACTCAAACATCATGAAGCAGCAGCTAAACATCATGAAGCAGCAGCTAGTCATTATAGAATAGGCAATTATGATCAAGCGGACAGACATGCGACAAAAGCTGGAATACATTCACAAGCTGCAAAAAAACTTGGTAGTAAGGATTCACATTACGTTCATCTTGATACAAAACATTTACACAATCAAAAGCCTCTTCAGCACCCTACATCGATTATAGGTGATCCTTATAAGAGGAGAACTAGACTAGGTTTTGATGATTAATTAATTGAATAAATAACTTTATGATGAACATTGAACTGACTGAAGATAATCTCTTCTTATACACTGCAAAGCATTAAACCGTTTAAAAGGAAAATAAGATGAAAACCTTTAAGAAATTAAGAGAAGAATCTACTGAAGTAGTTGAAAGAATCAGTGGTTCTGGTACTGATCGTAAAGCTCAACTCAAGAGGGCTTTTAGAGCTGGCCAGCATAATACAGATATGTATTATGGGGATCGTGGCAGAACTAGATCTATTCCTGCTCCAAAGGGAATGAGAGACGTAGGCCACTATATGTCTAAGCATAAAGATAAGGGGATTGAAAAAGCTTATAATAAAGGTAAGCATGACGATGATCGGATGAGTCCTCCTAAAGGTAAAGAGAAGATGAAGCCTCAAGATATTCTTAGAAGCAGACAGTCTATGGGGATTAAAAAGGCGCCGCGGTATAAAGGATTAGGCGGGCCAGATGGTAAATTACCAAAATAACCGGAGAAAATAAAATGCCATTGAAAGTATCAGACGGGATTGGAACATGGATCGACGATTTTAAGAAATCGAAAGCTCCACAGTTCAAAGGTAAATCAGAAAAAGAACGTAGGGATATGGCCATTGCAGCTTATCTTTCTGCTAAACGTGGTGGTAAACCTCAGAGTACTGCTAATGAATCAGTAATATATGAAGAATCAGATAAATCTACTGATCGTTTAAAGATGCTCGTACGTCTTGGGTTAATGGATAAGAAAGATATGACCAAGATCGTTCGTTCGATTGGTAAGATGAAAGAGGATAAGCCAGTTTCCCCTGCTGATCGCAAAATCCTTTTTGATCTCTTGAACGAACTGATTGGTATGGTTACTGGTGATGAACAAATCTTCCAGAAGGCAAAGAAAGCTGTACGTGAGGAGAAGGATCCAAACGAATATGATAAAGAAGGTGAAATGATGAAGAACCAACTTCGTCAGATCTGTTCTGCTAATGAGAAACTCATGAAGATGGTTGGTGACGATGATAACCTTCCGGAGTGGGTACAAAACAAAGTAACAAAGGCAACTGATTATATTAGATCAGTACGTGATTATCTTGAAGCAGAGAATGGTGACGATGATGAAAAGGAAATGGATGAAGCGAAAAGAACAGTCACTATTGATAAACCAGACAGGCTTTCTTCTATTAGAGTAATAAAACCAAAAGATCCGTCAAAGTTTAATCAAGATAAAAAATATCCACCTCATCTTCGTGGTGATTCGATTGGTAAAGCTCGTAAGACTTTCAAAGATATGCGACGTTCTAGTACAGGTAAGTAAAATGAAAAAATTTGCCCAGTTTATTGAAGAGAAAGATCCACGTCTAAAGGCTGCTGGTGTAAAAGGTTATAATAAACCAAAACGTACACCTGGTCATCCTGAAAAGAGTCACATCGTTGTTGCTAAAGATGGTGGTGAGATCAAGACTATTCGATTTGGGCAACAGGGTGTAACTACAGCTGGTGCACCAAAGAAAGGTGAATCTGATCGTCAGAAAGCAAGACGTAGATCATTCAAGGCACGTCACGCAAAGAACATTGCCAAAGGTAAAATGAGCGCAGCATATTGGGCAGATAAAGAAAAATGGTAGAATCAACTAATAGCAGATTAGATCGAATTGAAGAAAAGCTAGATAGACTGGCTGAAGCAATGATTGCTCTCGCCCGGGCTGAAGAAAAGATTATGTCAATACAAGAGAATCAACAGAATCAAATGGAACGGGTAAATAGATTGTCCGTCAAAATAGATGATATTGATAAAAAGGTTGATGACAATGCAAGAGTCGTTAACGTTATTAGTAAATTATTTTGGGTAGTACTAGTGGCAGCAGTAGGTGCCATAACAACAAACATATGGATGTAGGAGCATCAAATGAAAACAGAAGAAATTAGAAGAATGGCTCATGCTCTGCTGGCAGTGCAGGAGTCACAATTCCAGTACGTTGTGCCGGAAGAGATTGACGCACACGAAAGAACAGCCTTCCATGGTGCGGCAGCTGGTGCAGCTAAGGCAGGTAAATCACACTTCAGTTTCAAGGGTAAAAAATATCCTGTAACAATGAAGAAAGACGTAGCAACAAAGATTGCTGATTCCGTCGAGCATGATGAAGAAGAAGTTGTCGAAGAAGGTAAACTTCCACCTGCACTTCAAGCCTATATGGACAAGAAGAAAGGTAAGAAGTCAAAAGGTAAAGAAGACGAAAAAGATAATGGTGATGACAAAGAAAATGGTGATGATGAAGATGAAAAGGAAGTAAAAGAAGTAGTAACTTCTGCTGATAAGAAGCCTGAAAATTATGTTGGCCCAGATGGTAGGACAAGAACCCGTATGGTTCCGACTACAAAGAAATCTGCCCAAACAGAAGCAAATGCACCAAAGGGAACACATACACCAGATAATGGTTCTCCAATGGGTCAAGGACTTTCACCATCTGCTAAAAAAGAAGTAGGTAACAAAACACCAACCTCACAAGAAATTGATGAGCCAACTGTTGATAAGTTGAACTTCCAAAAGTTCAAGACAATGACTAAGAAATCACCAATGCGTCCAAATGATAATGCAAAGGGTGATACTAGTATTAAGCCAGGTGGCACACCAATGAAAGATCCTCTTCAAGAAGGAAAATATGTTGGCGGACCAGAGCACACTTGGGCCCAATGGATCGGTGGAATTAATAGTAAAAATTCAAATGCTATTAAAGCACATTTAAAAGCTAAAGGTCATAACTTTAAAGATCATGGCAATCTTCCTAATAATAAAAAGAATAATACACATTATATTAGTAATCTTAGTAAAGAAGGTCATGCAGAGCTTCAAAAAGTTAAGAAAAAACATGGTCTGCCAAAGAATCCATATGGAACACCTGGGCATAAAAAAGAAGGGCATAAAGGTAAAGCAGATAAAGCTGATTTGCCAAAGCACGTAGAACATGATCCAAAAGCATCTTATATGTAGGAAACAATAATATGGCAAGTAGAATTAAACCAGTTAAAAACGGTATTCTTACTTCTCGCGGGTGGGTACACGAACGTACGGGCGAAGTTCTAAAGGCAATGAAAGTAACACCAGAAATGCTTGATGAATATTATGGTGTTACTCCTTCAAGTCCTGAAGCAATACCTGTTAGTGTACCCGAATCCTGTCCAGGTTGTGGTTGTCTTGTATGTGAGTGTGAAACACTAACAGAAGATTCACCAATGGACTTAAGTAAAATGACAAAAAAAGAGTTATCAGCTCTAGCAGAAGATCAAGGAATAGAGGTAGATACTAAGGAGACAAAGAAAAGTCTATTAAGTAAACTTACCAGCGGATTCTTGAACTAAGGGCTAACTCGTGGAAGAATATGATGAATTACTAGACGAAG